GCCTTTATCTGCATACGGTAAAGAATAAAGCTCTAGGTAAAAATCAATATTAGTCTCCATCCATCGCTTATCCATATAATCTCTAGCTCTCTTTGACTCTTTTATATATTTTTTATAATCGCTAGTAAGATATTCTATTTTTTTAATTAAATCCTCTCCAGTTTTAAACTTATGAAATGCAGTATCGTACGTACATAAGTCCTGACAAATACTAGGAATTCCAAAGGCACAAGCTTCAATAAATTTTAAATCGCTCTTCGCTTTGTTAAAATTGCTATCCTCTAACGGTGCATAAAAAACTGTTGCGTTAAGAGTACTAATAGCTTTTGGATAATCTACTAGATTATTCCATTCATGATATTCAATTTTTTTCTTATGAACTAAATCCCGCAAAGTAAGAGGAAAGCCACCGACGAATACCCACTGGTATTTGTCTACAGTTTTACGTATTACGTCATTTACGTGAAAGAAATCATCTTTTTGTTTTATGTTATTTTCAACATCAAAATGAGCACCACTACCACAGTAAACTACTCTAGGCTTGCTTTTGTACCTTTGATAGTTTTCTTTAATTTTGTCGAGATCATAGTATCTATCCATCCAAAACTTTGGAATAAAATTAGGTATAACTGTAACGTTTTTATTACCAGTTTTTTCTATATAATACTCCTTCATGAATTTGTTTGTTACAGTAATCTCATCACAAATTTGCATAATCTCCATGCTAGTTTGTCTGATGCTAGGGTCTTCAAAAGCAAATCTAAATTTATTATAAAAAGGAATATCTTCCTTAAAAATAAGATCGTCTATTTCGTAGATAATCTTAAAACCACACTCACCTTGTATTTGTTTAAGCCATTTAATATAATTTAACTGAGACTCAGTTGCTTGTCTTTGGATGCGTACAGTTTTGAGTCCTTTATAGAAGTTTTTATCCCCTATCATTACAGTACCACCCTGTACATTAGCTTTACCGTAGCAGTTAAGTAACAATTCTGGCCATATCATTCTCCAGTGGCCACATCCAGAATAATCAGCATAAAAGTTTACTGCTCGAGGTAGATCAGGAGCGGTATGAGTGGTAGATTTTGCGGTAACTTTTGGTGGTGTTATTTGCGTTATGTTACTAAGACCGTTACCACGCGACAATGGGTTGTTTATAATAGGAGGGCTAAATGGAAGTCGTTGAACATTGGCCGCGAATGGAGTAATCATTATATAAATTTATTCAGTTTTACTGGTTAAATCCACTCGAGTAGTAATACCGTTTTTCTTTTCTAAGACAATTACATCTCCAGTTGCTGCTTTAACAGATTCTTTTCTATGAGATATAATATAAATGCTTTCACTATAAGTGTCAATTCTCTCTCTTATAATATTAAGAACAAGTTCAACACCCTTCTCATCTAAGGAGCTATCAAGTAGTTCATCGAACATAACTATATTATATGCAATATCTCCTTGTAATCTCCGCATGTCCATAAATGTAAATAATATCGCTAAATCTATATTTTTTCTCTCGGCACCAGAAAAGTTAAAATACGAACAATCCTCTCCCTTTTCATTTACAATTTCTTCTTCAAAGAATTCATTAAACCTACATATACAATTTGCATCCATTTTTTGAAGATAATATAACAATCTATTGTTTAATACATCTAATATCTTCTTTACAATAAACGACTTAACACCTTCCTCTGATAAAATATATTTTACAACTTCAAGTGTAGATAGGCTTTTATATATTGTATTAGAGTCTTGTTCAAGTTGTTGTACTTCTTTTAAATTATTATCAATTTTATTATTTAAATCTTGTACCTCTACGCTTGTTTCTCTTTTTTGTAATTCCGTTAAATCTTGATTATTTTTTTCTAAATCTTTATTTAGGTTTTCAATATATGTTTTTGTAAGTTTGTTATTATTGTTTACTGTTTTAATATTAGAAATATATTGATTGATTTGACCTTGAGCGGTTATATTACTTTGTTTTAACTCTTTAATAATATCCACTTGCTGATTTAAACTTACTATATCATCATTACAATTTTCTATATCCTTAAGAATATTATTTTTTTCTTTTTGAATATGATCTCGGTCGTTGTTAGTAATCTGATGTAAACACGTCGGGCACACGTCGTCAGATGTACCTATGTTATTAAGTTTCTTATTGTGAAATTCTATTTCAGTCTCATGTCTTGTAATTTTTGTTTTTACATTAGATAGTTGTGTTGATATATCAGAAATCTTTTCATTAATAGCTTTAAATTTATCCTTACTTTTTTCAAACAGCTCTTTATTAATAGATTTAATTTTAGATTTATTTTCTGTTATTTCGTCTTGTATCGTTTTAACTCTTTTTAAAATTTTATCTTTTTGCTCTTTAACGCTATTAATTATATTTTCTTTTTGATCACTTAATAGTTTACATATATTATTTGCATGATCAAAATCTTTAGTAATATGCTCATACTTTTTTTGTACATCATTATACTCAGAACGGGCTGATAATAACATTTCAGAGAATATTTCTAAATTAAGTATACCTTCTATAAACTTTCTCTTTTCTACTTTACGTTGAGCCATAAACGGTAAGGTAGTATTAAGAGACATTATAACACAGTTTTGAAACACCTCTGGCGAGCTATTAAGAATACTTTTTATTCTTTTGTTAGTGTTTGGAATTGTACTTTCTGTAAGATCTGTATCATCAACGTATAGATAACATTTCGTAGGCTTTAATTTACGAACAATTCTATAATTCTTTGTTTTATTATTTTCATTAACACTAAACTGTAACTCTACATACGTATCTTTTTTATTAATAGAATTTACTATAAAGTCTTTTGATAATTCTCGAATAGTTTCACCAAAAATAGCAAAATGAATGGCATCAGCTATTGTAGACTTTCCAACACCGTTTCGTCTATCCTCTTTATCTCTATTAACACCTGTAATGACGTTAAGCCCATGTTTAAATGATATTTCAACAGGTTCCTTTCCAATAGACAGAAAGTTCCGAATTTTTACTGAATTAAAGTCTACATACTTCATGAAAACTTATTATATAGATGTACAGTCTTAGTGATCACTTCAGCTTTGTTCTCTACATCGAGAGAATCAATATATTCTATAATACATTGTTTAATGTTCAAGTCTCCAAACTCATTGGTTATGTTTACTTTGTCACCTATACTAAATTTGTGTAAATAGTCCGTAGTAAAGGAAAACGGTGCTTCAAAATTTATCGATGCAATAATTTTATCTAATAAGTTTGATTTTATGTCTTTATCTATTATAATTTTTATCGCGATATTGGACCAGCCTTTTTTCTTTGCAATATTCTTCAAAACCTGTAAGTCAGATAGATTTACCTTTACGTGAGTTGGAGAAACGTTATTTTCAAAGAATTCGTATTGTATATTTTCAGACTCTAAGTCTAATATGTAATATCCTTTCTGATCACCGATATCGTTAAAGTCCATTTCAAATGGATTACCTGCATATACAATTTCCCCGTTGTTATATTTTCGGTATTGTCTTTTATGGAAGTGACCAGAAAATATGAGGTTACATTTGTTTAAAATATCGGCAGACTCCATTCCATTTTCACAAACCGCAAAGGAATTAAAATTAAAATTTTGTAATTCAAAATGACCTACTATTAAGTCGCAATTATTAGGTATATCTTTTATCTCGGTACCCCACGGGCAGAATCCAATCCGTTTATTTGATAATGTTTTTACTGTAGGGGTATCAAATACAGTTATATTGGGCCTATTGTTTAGTATTGATAGAGAATGGACAGTAGAGTTATCTTTATAATATGCGTCGTGGTTCCCGGTAATCATTAATATTTCAAAGTCATTAAACAAGTCTAATAATGTATTAGCAAAAAATAATGTTTTTACATTTATTTCGTCTCTATAATGAAATAAATCCCCGCCAAATATTATTTTTTTAATGTTTTTACTTTTAAGTTCGGCTGTATACCATTTCGCCCATTTATAGGTTACATCATGCCATTTTTCGCTGTTTTGATGTTGACCTAAATGTAGATCGGTAAAAAAACCAACTTTATGTTCTGTATCCTCGGTCATTTACGTATACAACTCTTTATCATAATCTTTTTGAGGTGCAGCATTACTTGATGTCTCGGTTATGTCTAGATCGCTATACAATTGCTCTTGATATGCAGCAATAGTCTCTCTATACTTTTTCTCTTTCTTAATTCTATTAATAAATGCATGATAAGCAATTGTAGTAAAATATGAAAACGGATTAGACGTAGATTCTAAATTAAATTTTTTATTTTTTACAGCTGCAATCATCTTAACTACCGCGTCGCCTATCATTTCATCCTTATAGCTATAATTAATAAAATTTGGAGAATAACTTAAACCGACAGCAATTTTACTAGTATCAGACGCGAGCTCTTCTACTAAGTCATCTGTTTCGTAATATTCTTTTAATAGCTGTAAAAACCGTTTCGGACTAACGTAATACGTTTTTTTATTCTTTTTCTTTTTCTTTTTAACTGTTTTAACTTTTGGTTTCATTAAATTGAGTAAATGTGTATTTTATTTGCTCTGTGTCATATAGAGCTAATCTTTGTTCAACATGCCGTTGTCCATAACGTAGATTATCAGCAATATCAAAGATTATAAGCTCTTCTTTATCAATATGCAAGCGCAGCCCTCTTCCTATACTTTGAACTATTTTAATTTTTGCCTTTCCTCCTCCTCCGAATACAATATAATGTAAATTTTTAATGTTAATCCCGGTAGAGAATATTTTTGATATAGCTATTACAATTACATTTTTCTGAGCTTCCATGTAGTTTTGTATATCTTTACGTTGCTCTACGTCTACACTACCTTGTATAAAGTATACATCTTTGTTATTACAGGTAGCTTGTAAGGCTTCTAGTAGTAGTTCACCATGTTCGATGTAGTCAACTAATATTAACCCGTTATTGTCGAGCTTGTTGCATAAGTTAGCAATTAAATTATTTCTATAATCACTACTACGTATAAATTCATTTTCTTGTAAATAGTATGCATTACTATTGGTACCATGATATATTTCTGTAGATGGTGTATCGTAACTTAGCTCTAAGACATGAACTTTAGATTTTGCGACATAGTTATCATCTCTTAATTCATGTGCCATTTTTTCATATAATTGAGGACCTATTTTACCAAAAATATTCCATTTATCTAAATTATCTGGAGGTAATGTTCCGGTGAACCCAAATCGATTAGAAGTTTTTACAGTCCGAAAAAGTTTATTTACTTTATTACCTCTTCTTACTTTATGAACTTCATCTACTATTAATACATCAATATGCTCAATCCAAGATATATCTTGCTTAGAACTCTGTAATATACCTAAATTTGATACTATAACGTTTGTAGATAGGTCTAATTTATCTTTACCTGTCCATTTAGATGTAGTAAACGATGTATTATATTCTTTAAAATCATTTTTTGTTTGGTTTACTAACCCTAAATCAGGCACTATAATTAAACATCTAAAATTTTTACTATAATTTTTATAGTAAAACTCTAACAAACTTGCCATCGTTAAAGTCTTACCTCCTGCGGTAGCTAGAATAACTGTACCCCTCCCGTGACTAATACATGTATCAACTATATCTTGTTGATATTTTCTTAATTCTAAATTTAAATTATATGGAGTAACCTGATTCTTAGTTAATGAAGGATATAATATATCTTTAATTTTATTTTCTAATTTAAATAATATTTCTTTTGTTTCACAAAATTGTATTACCTCCTCTAATAAACCTATTTCAATTTTTCCTTGATTATTAATTACATATGTACGAGGTGGTACAAATCTTCCAAATCGCCGTTGAAAGTGAACAGCTTCGTTTTTTACGCTAAAATGTTCTCGTATAATATTAAGCTCAGGACCGTCTAATATTGCGTGAGTTGTTGAATTGTATTCAATACTAATCATTGAGTTTCAAGCTTCATAAGTTCTACTAGATTTTTAATATCATTAGTAGCGAAGCTTATGTTTTTATATATATTTTCTAGATAATCAATAATAAGCTGTTCATTTTTAATTTTTAAATCTAAAACTTTAATTTCTTTTTTATTTCGAACCGCTCTCTCTGCAATAGTTCTACTAACTCTCACAGGTTCTGTGTTT